CCTCCAAGAAAAAAGGGAGAGCCGAAACCCCCCCCTTAAATGTTTTTAGACAGATGCGTCGTTCTTCAAGCAGACAGCCAAGCCATCTTTCTTGGTGCTGAGAACAAATGCGTCATACAGCCAACGGATCTCCAGTAATGCACCGGAAATACCAACCGGATCTGAGTGAACTTTCATGTCCTTGATCTTTGTAGGAGCGAGGATCGCACTTCTCTTTGCCGTAACAAAGTTGATGTTGGTATCGACAAAATATGAGTCGGGAACCGGAACGATCTGTAAACCTCTTAACTTGCCCATAACGCCTTTTTCGAGGTGCTGAGGTGCAAATGCCGGGTTGTTGTAGTTGATGAATTCCTGTGCCAACAGCAACAGAGCGTAGTTGGTTTCGCCAATAAAGCAGTAAGCATCGTCAACGGTAGCGAACTTGTTCCTCAAAGCAGTAACGTGAGCCGAAACAGCATCAACGATATTGGACTTTGACGGAGAAGACAGTTCGGTGACAGTGCCACAGTTTGCAGGATTGCCCCATACACCTAAGCAGTACTTGTCGAACATCGGAATGAATTTCTCTCTCATTTCAAGAGCCATGACTTTTCCGGCATTTTTGATCATCATTTCCTGCGTGTTGTTGCCCTTGTCAACTGACAGAGAAACAGCCTTGTCCTGCGTGAGAGTCATGGTCTGAATCGTGTCGGTTACTTCGTATGTGTTGCCATAACGAGCGTGTGCAGTGCCTGCTGAAATTAAACCCGGAGAAGCGGAATCGTTAACCGGTCTTGAATAATCGGTCGGATCGTAAGTATTGATCGTCCATACCTTAACGGAGTTGACACCGTCCCAATCGTATTCTTTGGAGGTTTTGCCAAGAACAACGGAATCGAGATAGAATCTGTCAACAACTTTCGGAGAATATTTAGTAGCAAGATTAATAGTACCCATTTTGAATTTCCTTTCTAACTATTGAAGAAACCGTTCATGAAAGGATCGACTTCGGATGAACCTGCGTTCGTGGTATTGCCGATCGATTTCTGCTTGTTGGTTTCATTTAACTTGCTGACTTTAGCCTTGGCTTCGATCTGAGATTTCTGCGAATTTAATCTGAGGAATTTCCCGTAGGCTTCAAGTAAGGTGTAACCCTGCTTCACATACTCAAAAACCTTTGGATCTAAAGCATCGGGACTCTTGTCCTTGAATTCCGGGTATTCCTGCATGAATAAATCTACTTCTCTCTGAACTCTTGCCTGCTCTTCGTCAGCCTGCTTTTTGTCTTGGTCAGCGTAATACTGATCTCTCTGCCCCATGAATTCCTTAACGTGCGAATTGGCGATTTCCTCTAGAACTTCATCGCTCACGTTTTCGTATTTGGGGTCTTCACGTAATGTTTCGATTTCTTTTTCCACTTCGTAACGCATCTGAGTGTCGTTTAACTGGTTGACATAATCACCAACGCTCAAGCCGTTCATTCGTGCCAAACGCTCGATGGGTTCGTAGAAGCGGTCATAGTTCATCCCCTTTTGTGCCAGAGTTCTTGCTTCTTCTTCAGAGAGCGTACGTTCTTCTCCGTTGAATTTGACCCTTAACTCAAAGGGGTTTGCAGGTTCGGCAGTTTCTTCGATAGTTTCTTCGGTTGTTTCCTCGGTTGGTTCTTCAACTGTTTCTGTTTCCTGCGGTTCGCTTGGTTCGTCCGATAATTCTGCCAACTCTTCACTGGTTGGTTCGTAGTCGTCAAAAAAACCCTGTTCAGAATCCAATGCATTTACTTCTAATGTGTCGTCCATGTTTTCCTTTCCTGCCCGTGGTGAGGCAATAAAAAAGGCACGCTCAATTGTTACGTACCTTTAAATTGGGACGTGTTCATCTGTGGGGTTAGATCCCCGTGATTGTGGCTGTTGAGCCATCGCTTCCATCTGTGCCATACGTTCTTGGTAGGAGCGTAATAACTTAGATTTCTGCGGAATGTACTTGCTAGGCACAACGTCGATGTAAACACCCGGATCGATGTAACCCGCTTGTACTAATTTATCTAACGTGTTGATCTGTGCAATCTCGGAGAACTGTGCTCCGTTGCCGATTTCCACGTCAAGATTGTAGTTAAGATTCTTCAGCATGGAGAAATCCACCAAAGCCAACTGGTTATCGGAGGTCATGACTTCCCTTGTGCCGTAGTCTGTTGAAACGATATCGATAATATTTCTGACCGTGTCTTCCCAAAACGCAAAGAAATTCTGCTTCTGTATTTCAAGAGGAACGGTTGAACTCTCCTGCAACGCAATGATTGCCGATGTGTTTTCCGGTCTGACGTTGCCCAAACTTGCGTCTGTAACGCCCATCATGTCTTTGGTCTGTGCTATTGTTTCCTTTGCCAGTTCAATGATGTTGTTTGAGAAATCCGGGATCTTTATAAAGTCGATGAATTTTCCCGCAATGTCTATGCCTGCCACCGCCTGTGGCGAAATGGAATTCATGAACTCATCAATTTGGACTTTGTTCTTGTCGAAAATGATTTTGGGGAAAGCCGATTGTAATCCGTACATCTGTGCTATCGCAAAACACTTATTGATAAAGACTTGGTTTGGAATAACTGAGGTCATCGGAGAGTTGTACATATAGGAGTTTTTTATCTCATCCCATCCGAAGCAACTCAACGGATAGCGTTTGTAACCCAAATCAGTAGGTTCTTTGATGACCATCGTTTCCGTCGTCTTGGTGAACCACACGGATGTTTCGTATTTTTCTTCCTCGATGGTGATTTCCTCGCCCGTTACTGGATCGATGTCCTTTACCTTTTCAACGACTTTCTCTTTCTTCTTCCAAAACTTAATTAAGACGGTAACCAAGTTGGTCGCAATATTTTCGTTTACGTGCAACCCTTGATTGTCCGGGGAAATGGTCAAAGCGTCTTCCTTGCTCATTCCTAACTCCATTGCCTCTTGACGGACTTGGTTCACATCCTGCCTTAACGAAACGATGATGTAAGGCTGTCCTTGAAGATCATTGGAGAAAGGATTACCGAAGAATACGTTTGTGCAATCGACGACTTGGTTCTTGATGGCGCCCATCGCAGGCTGTCCGGTATCGACATCGGGATCGAATAACTGCATCATATAACCGCAACCCTCGACAAAAGCGTCCCTGATGACCATCTTTGACGCTTCCTTAATGCGTGCGACTTCGATGATGTGCTCGATCTCTTTTGAAATAGGAACCATCCGCTCTATATCGTCCGCTAACGCAGTAAAAGGCACTATATTAACGGCAATATCATTACTTCCTATTGTGGATACCATGAACTTTCCTGCTCTTTGTAGAACGTTAAAAACGGGTGTAGGCATGTTTTTTGTTTCAAGACCCAACCATTGTTTGCCGTCCCAAAAGTGTTCATTAATGCGGATGCGTTCAAAGAAATTGTCTAAGTTGTATAAATACTCGACTCCTTTGGTGTATTCATCCCATATCTGACTTGGCTGTGTTTTCATTGACCACCTCCGTACATACGCCACTTCATCATTTCTTCGACGAATTCAGCGTTTTCTTTTGTCACTTTCATTCCGTCTTCCACCGGTTTCTTTGAGCAAACATAGTAACCTAATAGGAAAAAGCCAAAATTAAAAGCACCCATCAGAGTGCCTACTAAGAAAATTAAAACAATGTTCATATCAATCCTCGATAAATTTAATGTGGTAAGGATTATCCCCTCTCAGAACTTGAGCACGTTCGGGGGTAGTTTCAAATACTTCGCCTTTCTTGGCGATCCGGTTCAATTCAGTGATTTTTACGTGGCGTTTTTCGCTTTCATCGGTTGCTGTTACCACGATTAAGCCCAGTTTCTTGGGTTTTTTCACCTTTTTAGGAGTTGCAAGTAATTCGTTCCACCGTGATTTCGGTGATTTGTAACTGAAACGGAACTTTTTTGTGAAGATCTTTTCTGCGACTTCGTCAATATTACCGCAATCAAAGTCCAAGAATATAGCCATTTCGTCAGTTATGTGACATTCTTTGTACGTATTACATGGAGTTAGAACCATCGGAACTCCGTAATTCAGAAATTCGTGAGTGGTGTAATTAAATCCTTCAACGTTGTCGCTTAACTGTACTCCAAAGTCAACCATGCACTGGAATCCACTGAGGTTTAAACGAGGTTCCATATAAATCAACTTTGGGTGGTTAATGGGTTTGTTCGTACTGAACATCAGCCACATATAATCCGTGTCGTTTAATTCACAATACTTGTCTAAAGCATTTAATAATTTCTCGATCCTTGCTGTTCCCTTGATGTTTTCGGTGTAGGGATCTAACCTAGTTGCACTCATGAGCGTTATTACCTTGTTGGGAGGATCTACTTCCAAAGGGTTGTAACACACTTCACAGGGAATTCCCGTTATTCTTGTGTATGCTTCGGCACTGTCCTTACTTACCGCAATGACTTTAGTGATATCCGGGTGGCGTGGTGCGTTTTCGCTTCCCAACCAATCGTAATTTCCGTGTACTACCAAGATTTTTTCATTGGCGGTAACGTCCCCGTTTTTAATCGGATCTAAATTGAAATTGCAGAAGAATTTATCACATACGATTTTCTTGCCCGGAGAGTATACCTCGCACGTCACGTATTTGCTTAACCGTTTCAATTGGTTCAAATCGGCACTCTTGTAGTAGAACGTGATATCCTTTTTGGAATTCTGTTTCGCCAACTGATAGAGAAAGGTTTCGATTCCCCCTATTGGGCTTAACCGTGAGAAATAATACGCATTAGTTGCCATGTTCCCTCTTCCATGTAACGCTTCCGACACGTGGGTAATTGTAATGGTAAGAAACGTAATTGGTGTACTTATAGGTGTGAGGTTTTCTTATGAGCTGAAGCCACATATCATAATCACCCCCGTAGCAATTCACTTTTCTTCTTATACCTTCGATAAAACCGGTACGGATAAACTTGAACCAACCTGCGCATAAGTTGTGGTTGTTTTCGTTAGGGCTTAAAATAGTCCCGTCGTTTTCACGCGCTTTGATGTAAACAATGTCCGTGCCGTCTAATTCGTTTAATGCTTTCTCAAATTCCTCGGTGTATAAGTAATCGTCAGCGTCAATTAAATAGAAATACTCGCCCTTGCAGGAATCTATCCCGATATTGTTTGCGTAACTTATGCCTTGGTTTTCACTGCACGCTATGATCCTCATTTTAAGTTTGGTGGAAGATTTAAAGTTTTTTGCGATTTCCAGTGAATTGTCGGCAGATCCGTCGTCCACTAAAATAACTTCAATATCTTCACGTACGGGAATGGAATTTAACGCTCTTAATAAAAATTCGCCATCGTTGTAGCACGGAATGTAAATAGATAGTTTCATTGGAAATTGAAGAAATCTAAATCTTCGTCCCTCCTTACTACCGGTTTCGGTTTTGAAATTCTATTGGGTAACTGTCCAAGTGCGTGATAAGCAATCGCCAAACCCATCACCAAGTCGTCGTGAGTTCCTTCGCTCGCTTCGGCTCTGCCCCGTTTGTTGCGGACAAAACTTAACATTTCCTGCAAAGTCTCTCTATCGTTAATACGGTCAATGTGTTCACGGGCGATTTCCACCAATTCACTTATAATCTGAGGCCTTGTCAGAGCGGTGGTCTTGAATCCAAATTTATCTTGAACGTCATATTGAATCGAATCAAAGGTTTCTCTGACGTAAATCGATGGGTATCTTAATCTTTGTAATTCCCTATTTGGGAAAGAACCGAAGTTTGCTTCAATCGCAATAAGAGAGTGATAGTATGCTCCCAAACAATAAATCTGCTTTACATAAAGGTCTTCGTCGAACTGATGATGCAGAGTGGCACATAAATATCCGTCTGAATCAACTACCTGTCCGACGAAAAAGTCACTGCCTTCCCCGGCGGTATCGCCACCGATAACTGAATTTCCGTGGGGTTCTTTGTAAATCTTAATGTAGCCCAACGGATCGTCCACCCACTTTATATTCGTAATATGTAACCCATCGTAATCGTAATTGAAATAACCTCGTTTTATGTAATCGGGCAAGGATTTCATATGCTCAAGAATTAACTCCGTATTAAAAATAGAAGTGCCACTTGTAATGAACGCTTCTTCCGGGGTGATGGGATATTCCTGTCTGAATTTTAATTCATCGTTGCCACAGTTATTGGCGATACACCATCTTCTCCACTGAAGTTGATCCAAGGTGAGGTTATACTTTTCCTTAATCGAAAGTTCGTAAGAGGTTAATGTGAACCCATCGTAAGGTCGGGTATATTGGGGATCGACGTACCACGGAAAGAAGATAGGTGTATAATCGTTGCGTCCGTTCACGGCATCCTGCCACAAGGTGTAGAAGTAATTAAACCCGTTTGCTGTGGATTCCATCACAATCAATGAATCATCGGTCATAGGGACGGCTTGGTTCAACGCTAAAAGTGCTTCTTCGGGATGTTCCCAGAACGCCACCTCACTTAAATGAGCATATTTATAGGTAGAACCACGGGTCGCATCACTGGCTACCATTACACGTACGGACGACTTTAATCCGTTTTCTCCGTCGAATACAATCTCTTTGGCGTTGGAATATTTTTGCTGAGGTTTCATTCCATCGGGTAATTCGGAAATGTAAAGACGGGTCATATTGAAAATACTAGAAGCAGATTCAGCCAAATGAGCCATTATCACACTATTGGTGTTGGGATTGAACATGGTCATGAAAGTAATAAAAGCCTCGGTGAATGTCGATATTCCCAGCTGACGTGCTTTTAAAACAATGTACCTAGATGGTTTGTGACCGTAACTTTCCTTCAAGTGATCGTAGAAAACCTGCTGAGGGTAATTAAATTTTAAATTGACTAAGTTACCACTTTTATCACGGATCTTAAAAAACTCCTCGATAAAGTCCTGTGCGGTAAATTCTACAGTTTCACTTTGTGATTCTTTGCCCATTCTTCTACTGTCAAGTTAGTATCCAGTTCAATTTTGTCGGTTGGCTTTTCACCAATGGTGTCACGAACAGCTAAGTAGGCCTGAACGTCTCCCATTATGGCACGTTTGATCATTGCGATGTTCATAGCGGTCTGAGCGGTAATATTACTTTTTTCTGCTTGGTCCAAAGACAAAATATCATCTGCGTCAATTACGTCGCCACGGTTCAGCGAAATAGCTAAGAGAGTCTTCAGTTCCTCTTTCATCTTTTTGCGTTCTCTGTTGCGTTCACTTGCTACTATACCGCCTTTTGACTGAGCTTCTTTGGTTGGATACTTCGGCAGTAACCCCTGCGCACGCATCTCCTGTATTTTCTGCATGCCCTTCCTACTGCCTTCCATCATTCTTTCTTTTGCGGTTTTATCCATTACGGAACTCCTTTCTGCGGGAAAATTTTTTTTTGAATTAGGGTCCCCCATACGGAAGGTTGAAAATGGGGGCGATTTTAAAGGTGGACTCTATACGTCCGGCGATCCGGCGACAAATCCGGCCTGTACCCCCCTGCCGGTACCCGTCCTGTCCTGCCTGCTGATCCTTATACTATGGGCCGGCCTCCTGTCCCTATGAGCGGACCCGAACCGCCTTTTAAATAGGCATCTGAAGGCCGTTTGTGGCGGGCTTGTGGCGTGATCTCTGAAGGCATCTGAAGGCGTCCGGTCCAAAAGAAGCAGGCCTCCGGAAGCTCCGGCCCTTCCCTTTTCTTTCCGGCCTTCCTGTTTTCCCGCCGGTTTATGTTGTGGCTTTTGCTGTGTTTTGTTGTGTTGCGTTGCGTTGTATCCTGTGATGCCTTCTGATTGTCTCTGTATTGTTTCCCTATATAGGAAAAAGACAAGCCCGATCTTTCTTTTCTCTTAGTTTTCGGCCCTGCCGGCGTCTGTCTGATTTTTGTTGCGTCTGATCTGTAAATTGCATTTAGGACATCTATAAGAGTAACTGTGGCCTGCCTGCTTTTCTCTGATCATATCGGCCCCGCATCTTTTACACTTCATAATCTCACCTCATAAAAAA